TGATCTGTGCTCATGTCATCCTTAACAAGAAGTGTTCCCACTTCATTGCGGTCGATGAGGAATAGGTCTGATTTTGCTGGAGTTGAACCATTCTTAGCTGTAAAGCTTACGAATGGTGAAACCAAAACATTGAGACCCATAGGTGCGGTTGCATTAAGTGCTCCATCTGCTGATTGAGGACGGTAGCCCCAGCTTGTGCCAACAGCCGAAGCTGCGCCACCTGCATGGAAGATGCTGTCCTTGAGGAAGATGGACCACATAAGTGGGTGAAGGATGAAATCAGTTGGGATATGATTTTCAGCCATCAGTACTGCTGCCATGTCAACAATGTCATCCCAGGTAACTGTTAGATTAGCTGCGCCATCTACGTCCTTACCTGTTGTGTCATCGTAGCTACCGCTATCGTTATCAAAAACGATAGTTGCAGCGTCTTTGAAACGACTTAATGCAATTTGTTCTTTGAGACGAGCCATTGCACGGCCTGCTGCACGAACATGTAAACCAACAATGTCCCAAAGTGAATCGGCTATAACCTCTTCGGTGAAAGCTAACTTTACACCCTTCTTTGAAACTTTGCCTTCTACTTGCTTTGCAAAGGCGAGTGCTTGCTCTGGATATTCTTGACCCTCAGGTATTTCTGCCGCTTGAATTGCATTGACTGCTGGAAACTCCAAGGAGCGCCCCTTGCCAAGGCGAACTGTTGAGAGAAGTGGAGTCACTAATAATTGTGGCTCCGCTGCTTCTTTCAGAGTACGAGAGATAACTTTAGGAAAAAGTGCTGCTGCATCAGGTGATGCAAAAGCTTCCTTAATTGTTACTCTATTGTCTCCGTCGATGTACCCGTCCTCAGCCATTGCGGTTTCCCAAGCTGGGAGACCTGAGAGGAGTTCTTGGATTGTCTTACTCATCTTAGGATTATTCCTCCTGTTATCTTTCTTATATTGTCAAATTGACGCGGAATGCGCCAATAACATTGTGTACGTCCAGGTTAGAACGAATGCCTAGCTTGCCCGAGAAGCTTCCTGCGCGGGTTAACTCATACACGGTCTTAAGTGCACCTGGATCTGATGGCAGCTGCATGTAAGAGAGAAGACCATCGTCGAAGTTTGTTGCAAACTTCTCTACTTCGATAACCTTACCTACCATGAGCCATGGATAGTCTGCAGCGTCACCAGCTGACAAAGCAACGGGGCGACCCATTGAATCAGCAGCAACCATGCTACCAACAGTAACATCAGCATTGACAGCTGCAACCATTGGGTACTCAACATATCCGTGAGTAATAAAACCGGCACCCTGCGAAGTACCCTTATCGAAAGGACGATAGAGGTCGTACTGAGCTACGCCGATTGGAAGAGATCTAGCAGCAACTGAAATTGTATCTGTTGCACCAGAGCTATAGTTTGGAGTAGCACCATCGAGTGGATCCCATGACGATGGCATGGTGTCTCCCCAAGCCTTTGAAGAGCCTGTTCCATTTGCAGGAACTACTCTAGCATCACCATTGGCATCTGCTACTACTGAAAGAATGGTACCCTTTGTGATTACGATCTCAAAGCGATCGTCTTCACTGTCCAAATACCAAGTTGGAAGACCAGGATGTGGAAGCAAATAAGCTGCTGGGGCAATGCCCTCAGAAACTACAAAGCGACCTGAACCAGTCTTCGTACCTACCTTGCGGAATTTTGCTAAACTCATTTTTATATCTCCTTATTTCTGATAATTTAGAGTTTACGTCTGCCCATAAGGGCATCTACGAAAAGCTTCTCAAAAGCATCTTCTTTAGATTCTACTCTTTGAGACTCTTCTGCATCTACGTTTACAACATTCTCCTCATTGCTTACTACAAGCTCTGATTCGATTGTTGGTATAGATGTAGATCTTGATGAAGCAGCTGGAAGCTTAGCTAAATCTCTCATTGAATCAGCTAAAGAAGAAGCAGTTCTCTTTAGGTGATCTTCAATAAGATTTTCTCTTTCTTCTGATGCTTCAAGTCCTAGACCGATTTTTGTGTCTACAACTCTCTCAACTAGTGTTTTATGAAGTGCTGCTTTTAAGCGAGCGTTTTCCTCTTCAAGAGACTTGACTTTGTCATTTAACTGGGCAGTGTCTTGCTCAACGTCATCAATTTTTTCCGCATTGAGTTCATCGGCTTGCTCAGCAGCCTCTTGAGTTTTTTCATCTGATTTTGCTTCTTCGGCATCAGATGACTCTTTTGTTTCTTCAGCTTCTTCCGAATCAACAGCTTTTTCAGCTTGTTCATCGGCTTTTTCTGAATCATCATTGGAGCTCTCTGGAGCATCTTCACCATTTTCTGGCTCTTGCTCTTCTGTAATTTCTTCTGCTTTTGAATCCTCTTCTGATTCTTCCACTACTTCGCTAGTGGATGCAGCTATACTTGAAAGATCCTCACTAAGCTCTTCTGCTACTGCGAGAATATCTTCGTTTTCTTTGACATCGTCCATTTTATGGGTCTCCTCAGAATTATCTGTCTTAGAGTCTTCATTTGATAGTAATGAAGAATCATTATTATTACCTTTTTCGCTTTCTTCGAAAGCTAAAGCAGTAAGAAATGCACCTTTTAAGTGTAAATAAACTGGTTTTGATTCTTTTTTCTTAAGATTCTTTAATATTGACTCATTTTCCTGAACTGATACTATATCTTCAGTATCCATGTGAAGAACAAAAGCATTGCTCTTTGCTATCCACTGATCAGAGTCAGTTATCGTAGATGAACCGTCTATTGACTTTGATGATCTTACACCAGACCTTTGATCTGCTGGCTGATTAACAAAAGAGTATTCCTTAAAAGATATCTCTTGCATATCTATGTATGCTAATTTACCTTTGTAGATTTGTCCCCTCTTAAACTTCGGCATCTTGGGTCTACCGTCTGCTGTTTCTGTCGCTAAGTCTTCTCCAGAAATTGAACAAACAGCTTTACCAGCTCTTCCCCCTACCGATCCAGTTAAGTATCTTTTGTCACTGATTTTTTGTGCTGCTACTGGATCAGTAATTGCTACCTGTAATCTAACAAAAGGTGCGCCATCAGACTCTTTGTCCATTCTAGCTGCTATTACTCTACCAATTGGCTCTGAATTTAAATCATGATTAAGAATAATAGGCTTTGGGTATGGCTCTACCCAAGATTGAAGTGCTTTTTCTAATTCAATAGCAGAATAATTATTATAGTTAGAAGTTAGTCCGCTCGTGTATTGCAGCGACTTCTATTATTAAGCCATGCTTAGAATTAAAAGCTTCAGAAAAATCAAAATTTGACTCGGCAAAATTTGGCATTTCGACTGTGAAGTTTTCTACGAAATCAAATGACATTTTGCTTCCTTTTATATATTAAATCTTAGACTATAGTAAATTTGTTTTTATAACATTGAACAATTTTATATAAATATATCAAACTTTTATATAGTTATCAAGTTCTAGTTGCAATCTATTATCCCCAGTGGATAAAAATTGTTCGTACATCCTAGGTCCCATTATATGATTAGCATAGATGTAAGAAGCGGAATACAGTTCCATTCCTAACAATCCTGCATTCTTAGACCAGCCAAGATCCTCGCCTTGACTATGCACTTCATAGTTAACTTGGCTGTAGGCATTTTTTGACATCATCTTTGCAGCCATGATAATGTCTGATTTAAAGTAAGATCCTATTGGATACTTTTCTTTTCTATATGCTTTTCCACCAATTTCATCTCTCCAAGACATTACGCTAGGAAAGTTTATTCCCATAGGAGTCATATACATTAGTGGGCTGACTGCATCTGCACCTTGCTTTATATGAGATATTAATAGCTCTATTGTATTTGAATCTGATATTAAAATATCTGAGTCTAAGCTAAAATAATAATCCGGATTGTGATATCTAACTCTATCTAAAATAGAATTCCTTAAAGAAACCATATTATGATATTTCGATATTGTCCACTGTCTTGAATCTGGAGCGTGCTCAAAGTGTGGTATATCTGATCTTTCATTGATCTCAAACAACTTTATTCTACTATCCATTTTTTTCCAAATGTTTAAAGAATTTATTGTGTTGTAATCTCCAGGAGAAACTTCAAATATAAATCCAATATCAGAAATGTCAACAGATTGATTTAGAATACATCTAATCCAATGAGGCAAAATCCAATCTCTTTTGTATATTGGGCAGCCAATAATTAATTTCATAAATTAAAGATTTTCTGTTTCAATTTCTACTTTTTGTGAGACTGGCTTTTCTTTTTGTTTTGCAGATTTTTCTGTTTTTATTTCCTGCTCTTTTTTCTCTTCTACAACAGGATTTTTATCTTCTACAATTTTTTCTTCTACAACAGAAGCAATCTCTAATGTAGAGCTAGGCTTCTCGTCTTCAACATCTTCTTCTTCAGAAAGTGCTTCAACTATTGCATTAACTGTTTCATCTAATTCGTTAATCTTATTTAAGATTGGTATCAGAAGATCTACTAACACCTGAAGTGCTAAACGTGTTTGACCATTATCAACTACCGTCGCAAATATTTCAAAAGCATCTTCGCTGTCAACATATGGAAGGCTTATGTCTGTTTTAAGTTCTATCGCCATTATTTAAATCCTTTTTCTCATCTGTGTATACAACATTATAGTCTGATTCTAGTAAATTTTCAACAACACCAAGCCAAGATAAATCTGATCTTCTTATATCAGGAGAAGTTTTTCTTCCTTGTTGATTAGCTGGTCTTATTACATTTCCTGGACCTTTTCTATTGTTAGGAAGATTTCTTTGACCTTTTGATGCAGGTTGTTGTTTGTCTGAGTTATCTTTTTGATCAACAGTATCTGTTTTGGCAGCTTGCGTTACTGCGTTGGTTTCAGCTTGCGCTTTAGATATATCTATCTGAACTTTTCCTTGAATAGAAGGGAATAGGTCAGAATCATCGACTTCAGAATCAAGACCCAATGCAGTTCTAGCTTCGCTTAATGTTATCACCGAGTTTGTATACTTTTGAACTATGTGAGTTTCTTTTTTAACTTGTGTATCAACATCTATTTCATTAAATTTAAAGTAGCAACGATCAGATGTTCCCTCCATAAGAGGGTTTGCCACTGGATCAAATCCGCCTTCAAAAAGAAGTTCATTTAATATATGGACTCTTACCATCTCCGCAAATAGTTTTTGATACTGCTTTATCTTGTCGTAAAGAGCTGTATCAAGTCTATCTGTCATGGATCTATTGCCGCCATTCATACTCATCCCAAGATGATGAGGTGCTAAACCAAGACCAACTGCAACTCTTTCTTTAAAGTGCTCTAGGTAAGGAGAAGCATTTAATGCCGAATCTTGAGCACCAATTACCTCTATGTCGTGTCTATATGGAAGTATTAGACCACCTTCTGCTCTTAGATTTTCAATTTCTATTGCAGCGTTTTCTATTTCTTCTGGCTCAGCTGGTTGTTCTGGTGTACCTATTCTGTATTTATATAACGGGAACAATTCTCTATGAACTAAGTTTTGTATGTCCTCTTCTATTTGTCTAAGTGCGACTATATCGTCTAAGACTGTACTTAAAAAGGGTGTACCAAATGCTCTACCAGTTTTTCTGTCAAAGAACATGTGAACTACCCTATCAGCACTCCAAACTGGATCTCTATCAGTTGGCGAATAGGTTAATGGGTCTGTAGCTTGCTGGTAAGATTTTGGTCTATTATATTTGTCTCTAAGAATTCTAACCTGTTCAGTTGGAATTAAGTAATAACCAACTACTGGCATAGTCGCTGAAACTGGTGTTAGTTTTTCTGGAAAATATTCACCTATATCGCCTCTAGCTTTAACTATAAAAGCATTACAGAATTTGAATAACTGATCAGATACTTCTAGCAAGAAATCGACAAATGGCCTTTTCATAGCCATTTCCATAAAATCTATTCTTTGATACAAGTAAGCTACCGCATCTGGGTTTTCGCCAACAATCTGCCAGCCCTCTTTCCAGAACAGCTCCTTATACTTTCCTATCGCTTGTTTTACATACGAGTCTGTATCTGAAGCTTGTATTATTCTTTCAAAGTCATATGGAGCTGGCTCAAAGTTGCTTCTACCAGTATAAAAGTAATTTGTGCCCTGATACCCCAATGCAAGTGCAGCGACCTTCATAGTCTTAGAGACCATCTTTACGTCATCGCCACTTATAGTTTTCGCTATAATATTATTTTTTGGAAACTTTTCTATATTGCGAAAAGGTATATATTCTGCTAAGGGCATCTGAGACTCCTGGTGTAAATCTATACTAAAATAGTATTTTAAAAACTAATCTTTTAAACTTATTAGTTTTCTTCTTCAGCAGTTCGGGAGAATGCGTTTTTTAAGATAAGATCTTTAACCGCTTCTAGCCAAAAAATTGTTTCAGCTTCAGAAAAATCACTTCTATAAGATAGATTCTTGTCGCTTATTTTAATTTCTACCGAAAATTCTTTTTGCTGTTCAACATCATTCGAAGTCATCTGTTGTTTCCTTTTTTTCTTTCTGTTTTTTATCTTTTGCTTGCAGTGTGTGTAGATATGAATTCAATTCTTGTATCTGGTTATTTAAGTGCTTAATTACCGCATCTTTAATAACTAAGTCTGCTAGCATTTGGTTGATTCTTTCTTGGAAAGATTGAATCACTAAATTTGCGTCTAAATTTGGCTCTGCCTGTTGCATTGGTTCCTCTCATTAAAGACTTCCAATAATGATACCATAACTACCAGTATTTTACATCAACTTTTACGTAATTATAATTCCAATATCTTTCATATACTTGTACGTCAGTTACGCTAGCTTCATATCTATCATCGCCACTAATTGCTTGCTCTAAGCTCCATAAAGTTAATCTTAAATAATATTTTCTACCCTCTGCTTGAGTATAGTTTGGACTAAAATTATATATATCCCAATCACCTGTATTGTTAACGGTTGAAGTTCCTATGTATTTAACTCCCCCTGTAGAAGATGACCCTTGCCACTGAGTAACTCCATTGGAGTCTGCCAATCCAACATGTAAGGCATAGCTTTGATTATATCTGCTTCTAACTCTTATCTGTGTAATTTCTGTATATCTAGATGATGCTGCAACCCCTATTGTTCCTCCAACGTGTCTAGCTTGAACCCATGGTTTGCCAGTGGAGTTGAAACTTAAACTAGAGTTATAAGGAGCAGATACCCATCTAGTCGTATTATTATTATCTCCGGAATAACTAGCTAAATATATATTTGAATAAACACTACTTCTTTCAAAGCCTCCATCATAGCCAAAGTTAACCCAAGCTTCGGTCGACTGCCATCTGTATCCAAAAACATCCTCTTGGGAAGTATTATCTGTAGTTATGGGTGAAGAAAAGGGTCCATATGTTATGTCTCCTGGTATATCACTAAGACCGACAGAAACTAATCTAGCTTTATATGATGTATTTTTAAGTAGTCCACTAAATTCAAAAGACAACGTTTGTAAACTATCAACTACATCAAATGAATCACTGTCTGACTCTGATTCTGAAGATCCAGAGTTTAACCAAATTTCATAATAACAGTAACTATTGTTGGCTCCACCATTGTAATTACATGATGCGGTTACACTTCTTGTTATATCATCCAAAGATGCTTCTTCTGCATCTATTTGGGATTGTAGTATATAATTATCTATCG